CCTACAACTGCTGTATCAACATAGCCCTTTGTTGCTGCATCTGTTGAATCTGTTGGTGTTCCAAGACCTGTAATTTTGTTTGTACCCATTGCAATTGCGCCAGACATTGTTCCGCCAGCAAGTGCTAGTACGTCTCCTGCAAGTGCTACTGTACCTGTTGCGTCTGGAAGAGTGATTGTTCTGTCTGCAGTTGGATCAGTAACTGTTAAAGTAGTTTCGTGATCGTTAGCAGTTGCACCTTCAAAAACAATGCTTGCATCATTTAAAGATAAACCAGTTACTACTGGTGATGTAAGTGTCTTATTTGTTAATGTTTCGGTTCCTGCAAGAGTTGCAAAGTCTTGATCTGTTAGTGCACTATTAAAATCAGAGATTGAACCTGATACTGAGTTTGAACTAAGTGCAATTGTTTTATTTGTTAAAGTTTGACTTGCATCAAGAAGTGCTACTGTACCAGTTGCATCTGGTAGTGTAATTGTTCTATCTGCTGTTGGGTTTGTTACTTGTAATGTTGTCTCATTATCGTCTGCTGAAGAACCTTCAAATACAATGCTTGAACCAAATTCTCCTACTGCTTGTGGTGCTGACCAAACTAATCCTGATGTTGTTGAAGAATCTACTGTTAAAACATATCCTGCAGTTGATGCAACTGCTAATGTTTGTACTGCGTTATCTGCGGTACCTACAAGTAAATCGCCTTTTGCGTCTACAATTGATTTTGTAAGTACATCATGTCCGTTGACGGTAGCGGTACTACCCTCAACAACTAAGCCATTTTTAATTCTAAAGGCTTTATCTAATGTTGCCATTGTGTTACTCCTTTGGGGTTATGCCTTCAAACCAGTTCGGTAATACCTAATGGTTATCGGCGTTAGTACGGGGGTTACCGTCATGCTTATTATACCAGAATTTAAACTAGCAGTGATATTTCCTATGGCGTTTGCCGTATTAGATACCGTGCCAAACTCTGATATATTTTGATTTGTTCCATCAAAAACTAGGTTTATTTCTGTGCTCTTGTATACGCTTGTAGATGGATGAGAGATTTGAATTAAATACTTGATCGTACGAAAAACCGATGTATCGATAGTATCAAATACGGTTGCTGTCTCTACTCCATTGATTGTTAATGAGTTATTTCCATCTCCACCTAGTGCTTCAGCACGGTATGAAGTAGTATCAATTAAATCAGCAAAGTCTTGTCCAGTAGGTCTATCTCCAGACTCAAACTTTGTCTTTAACGTGGTGATTGGTATGATAGCCATATATGTGATTATATCATAAAATGTAGAAAGTACTGCCGATGACTGCTATGCCAATACCTGGAGTTGTATTTGTTGAAAAACCAGGGTATCCCAAATCTTTAAACCTTACACGAAAAAGATATACACCAATAACCTCTGGGACTGTTGTGCCAAGTCTTTTGATATTTACTTTAGTGTATTTGGTTGGTGTTATGTCTACCTTCGCAATTTGCAGAGTAGTAACTTGTTCTACTGGCATAATTAACTTTCGTATGGACCAGTTACATCATCAATAACTGTAATTGTTCCCTTACATATTGTCCATGTGCGGGTAGCATCAGATAATTGAATATCAAATATATCTCCCGTTTCAAGATCTTCAGATTCTCCAGCAGAGAGAGAAACTGTAAACTCTCCGTCATCATCATCTAATGTTGCTTCTGGCTCTAATGAAACTATTACTGGATAAGTTACCACACCAGTATTTGCATTAACAGTTCTTCTAACAATATCCATTGCAATGTCCCACTCACTAATTGTTAATGGTTCACGGTTTTCATCTGTTACATAAACTCTAAATGCTGCTGTATCTCCACGAACTAATGTCCATAGAACTGTTGGTGGTGGAGCACCAATTGAAAATGAATCTGTGCCTTGACCTCTATATGTTGCCATTACAATCCTGCCTTTACTGCACCCCAGGTGCCGTTGCCTTTACTTGGTGTTACAAGTATAATACCTGTTGTTGCATTAGCCTTTAAAACCACTCCTGTAACCCCTGAGCCACCTGCTGGTTGTGTATCTGTGAGTCCCCCAGATGTTCCTACGTATAGGATATCTCCAGCGGTATATGAAGAAGTATTTACATCACTAAAAATACCAGAAACAATAACAACGCCATCACTACCGTTTGTAATTGATGTTGTTGCTAATCCTATTACTGGGAAAGTTGTAAGATCTGTTGCTACCGATTTTGCAACGGTAGTTTTAGTAGAAAACCCTGTAACGTAAACTGGATCACCTTTAGCAATAGTTACACCACTGTTATTTCTAACTTCATGGGTAAAATATGGTAAGCCTAGACTTGGTAATACCGCCTCAATACGCTCTGCTAAGGCTTGTATATCGGAGGCTACATCAACAGGATCAGAGTCTATCGGAAAAGGCAGGTCATAGATTAAAGTCTCGTTAGGCATACAGTTATTATACCATTCCTACTGGTTTTTTCTTTAGATTGCAGATTCCATGAGACGGTCTAACATTTTCTAAAGTATCTGGTCCACCAAGAGCAATATCAAAAACGTGCTCTATGTGAAGACCATACTGCCAACCTTCTGTCCAGGTTGTTCTTGGAGCATTCATATCAATTGGTTTTTTACAAAGATAACAGTTTATTCCATAAATATCTAAAACTTGTTTTTCTGTATAAAATTCAAACCCATTATTAAGTCTTTTAGCCCTTCTTCTCCTTTTGGCTTCTCTAGCAATTGCTGGTTTTAATACAGATTGATAATGTCTTTTGCAATATCCTTTTGAATTATGTTTTTTGTTACAACCCTCTATTAAACAATTTTTATAGTCTCTGTAATTATTTAATCTAATGTTTGGATCACCATATAGTCTATTTCTTCTATAGTGCATTTGACAAAAACCAATACAATCTCCTATTTTTATGCAATTATCAACCTTACATTTTTTAATTATTTTTATTTTTGCAAAATTAGCATTTGGATCTCCATGCGCTTTTACTCTATGATAATGCATATCACAATACCCTTTGGCTGCGTGTTTACGCTCACAACCTTTAACAATGCATACTTTCATATATATAAATATATCATAAAATATCACATAAACTTGCTTTTTAACCCAAATTCGTGCTACAATTAATACAATGCTGCCGTGAGGCAGCAATCTTTGCTCTAGGAGGTAAGTTCAATGAGAGAGAAGAATAAAGGGATATGGTTAGGTTTGATAGCGGTTCTTGGGTTGGTTGCACCTTTTTTAAATGCCGCCAATGCTGCTATTGAAACTAAAACTCTAATAGAACCCACCGTAAAAGTTGCAGAACCCCCTAAAGGGGTTTTTTTGGTTTCTACGGCTAAAAAGTTAGAGAAGTATGAAAATGCCCACTCTTTAAGCGATGGGCAATTGGTTGACCTTTTAAAGGCGGTAGGATTCAAAGATAAGGCTTTACGATCTGCATGTGCAATTGCTAAAGCAGAATCTAATGGCAGACCTCACGCTTTCAACGGGAACACAAAAACTGGAGATAGTTCTTATGGAGTGTTTCAAATAAACATGATAGAAGAATTAGGTTCAGATCGCAGAAAAAAGTTTGAACTAGATTCAAACGCTGAGTTATTTAACCCAGTTACTAATGCACAAATAGCCCACTTTATGACTAAGGGTGGAAAAGACTGGTCATCATGGAGTTCCGTAAATGGAGCACGGTATCAAGAATGGTACAACAAATATCCATGTAAGTAGGACAAAATTAAACAAAAAGCCCTCCTTGCTTTTGGCTTGGAGGGTTTTGTTATTTAATTATTTTACTCTGTTGGTTCTTCTATTACTGCTGGTTCATTAGTAAATTTAGTTCCGTCCCAAGTATCGCCAATTGATGCAATATTAGAGTCAGTGTATTCAATACAAGTTAAACCTGTTGCTTCTTCTGCTATTTGTTTGCTATCAGCAATAATAATATTTGAAACTACAGAGTTGGTAAGAACTGCAAAAGTTGCCATTTATATTTCTCCTTCATATCTTTGATGTAAACTAACAGGGCTATTTTTTAAAGTTAACTCTACTATTGTTTTACCTGGATTATCAGATTTTGCTTCTTCATATGATTCTGCAAACCATCCATCTATAACAATGTTTTCATTATCTAAAACTGCAAACATTTTATGACGCATAGATTTTAACATATCCTGCTCCACCTGCTCCACCTACACCACCTGCGCCAGCGCTAATTGAACCACCAGTTTGTGGGCTATAGTTTGTTC